GCGCCAGCTGCTTCTGATGATGTTCCTGCTATGAAACCACCAAGGACATCATCTGCTGGTTTAGAGGAGCCTAACTGTCTCAGTACTCCACGGAAGGCAGACTCCCCCGCCCTAGCAGCATCGTCCAACAATGAGGACACAAAGGTTCTACCGGCCTGCCCTACAGACAGGGAAGACATGGCAGTTTCTCCCCCTAGCCCTATGATCCTCCCCAAGGTGTCAGGGGCATAGGTGCCTACCGGGGCCACCATCGAACTAGCAGACATAGCAGGCTTACCAGTCGCTAATTGATAACCCACAGCAACCGGAGACATGATGGTGTCTACGATACTGGCTATGGGCCTCGCCAGTCCTGCTGCCAGTTCATTGCCATATTGCAGCATGGTAGGACTAGGCGGTGGTGTCGGCCTCGTAGGCACAGGAGGAACATCAGCGGCTGGTGTAGCTACACTCGCAAACAGTTGCTCAATATCAGCTTCTGTTGGAGGAGTCTCCCCACTAACCACCATTGTCTTCCCAGTGGTCTTATCGGTAATGCGGTACTTAGCCATTATTGATTGACCTCTTCAACAGTGTACCTACCGCTGGATGTCTGCACAGGAGTCCGTCTATTGATGCCAATGTAATCTTCAATGGTCATCTCACCACCATCTTTAGCAATAATGGCAGCATAGTCCTCCCTGAGCTTTTTCAAATTATCAATAAATTGTTCTTGTGTTTGGGCTAAGCTGAGACTACGAACGCGCTCTTCCAGACGCTTCAGTTCTTGGCCTGTAAGTTGTCCAAAGCCTGAAGAGCCATCAACTGAGTTCCTTCGTGCCTCCGACAAGCCATCGATACCAAGGTTTGCTTTCAAGGTATCAATGCTGATCCTCTGATTCCAATCGCTAGTTCCTGGTATAAACCCGAATAATGCTCCTTTGGCACCTACGGTAGTCTTGCCATCGTAAAGGTCTTTAAGAACCCCATCGGCAATATCAATGAAGTTCTCAGCATTCCGCCGAGCCGTCTGGCGTGACCCATTAGCAGCTGCGATAGCCTGATTAGCTTCCCGTCGGGGCTCACCAGAGACAGGGTAAAGCACCGAGACACCATTAACAGTTCTCCACTCCTCCCCAGCACGGGCCTTAGGCTTTAGGAGTGCCAAGGCTGCTTCCTTCTCTTGAGGTGTGGCAGCTTGTCGGTAGGCGTTATTGGCCCTTCCTATAGATTGTGGATCATACTGGTCTGCATCAAAGCCAGGGAGGGCTTCAGCGACTGTCGGAGCGGCTAGTGCGGTTCCACCAGTGGTCTTAGCGGCATCTGCGGGGCTAGCACCTACAGCCCATGTACCCATCTGGTTATCCCATACAGCTTGGTTACCTGCCATACTGAAGCGGCCTTCTGAGGAAGGATAGGCTAACTTCAGAAGGTCGGCAGTTTTACCATCAAAGCCACCACTAGCCGCAATAGCTGCCAAGTCTGTTTTCTGTTGGTCATTCAACGTAGGTGAATTAACAATCAAGTTAGAATAACCCTGCCGCATACTCTGTTGCTGGACTGCCTGTTGATTAGCCAATTGCTGTTGTTTAGCAAGCTCTTGTTCTTCCATCTTACGTTGACTTGCCAGCATCGAGAACTGCATAGCCTCTGGTGTCCTACCCACCGCAGAGGCCGCTGCTGCCAGCTTAGCCAAGCTCTCAGAAGTATTCATAAAGTCAGGCTGTGCCGACAACTGCTGCACTGCCTGTGTGTAGGCTTCGTTGCCAGTCATAGCCGCTGGCTGCCCTCTGAGACCTCCTATAAGGCCCCTGAACTGCTGCCCGAACATCTGGGATAGCTGTGGAGCCTGCATAGCTGACACAGCAGCCATAGGGTTACGAGAGGACAGAGCAGCCATGATGTCTGCCGGTGCTGGGCCTTGCTGGGGCTGAAGCAGGTTCTGCAACAGTCCTTGAACCATTTCATTAGCCATTTAATTCTCCTATAGCCGTATTAAGCTAGAACACTGTTTTATTTAGCCTACTCCAGAAGTTCTAACTATAGACCCAAGGTCAGTATATCCAGCAGGTACGTTGCTCGTAGGCGTTCTATTGAATAAACTACCGAGAAGCCCACCGATTATGCTAGAGCCTGTATTAATAGCGCCGTTAGTAACAGAATACTGAGGAGCAAAGAGACCCTGTAGGGCCTGCTGTAAGTATATCTGACGGAGCGCATTAGCCTGCTGCGAGGACTGCAACTGAGCCTCTGCTGCTGCCTGAGTGAGTTCAGCGCCCGTAACAGCCTGCTGAGTCTGTGCCCGTTGAGCCAGTTCCATCGGGTTGACAGCAACCTGCAAAGCTTGCAAGGCCTGCTGCTGGGGCAGGAAGGACTGTCCGAGCATACCAGCACCTATGTTATAGGCTTGTACCTGCTCTCCGATAGCCTGCTGGCGTCCTGTAAGAGCATTCATCATCCTTTGTTCTTCTAGGGCCTTGTTGAAGGCTAGAAGCTCAGGCGTACCACCAAAGGCTGCTGTGCTTACGTTGCCTCGGCCTTGCTGGAACAATCGATTCTCCAAGCCAAGGTAGTCCCTCTCCCTGCTAGGGGCTGCTGCGGCTTCCAAGGCTGCTGTGATCTCTGCTGCCCTAGTCTGTAGGGGTGCTGTGGCAGTACTGAACAAAGAGCCTGCACCAGTCCTCAGTTGGTTCTGGAGAGCCTCTAGCTCTGGTGTGATTCCTACGGTAGTGCCGGTAGGGCCTGCGGTAGTGGTGCCAGTGCCTGTAGTGACCGTGTAGGGTCGGAACTGAAGATCAGACCGCAGTTGCCCTGCAAGGTTTGTCAGTTGATTAGCAGCGGCTGTGCCAGCCTGCTCAGTCTCCCTGACACCATAGTTAGCCAAGGCACCTGTGGCACCTACACCAAGCAGACCAGATAGAATATCCGAAAGAGCCATTAGTACGTTCCCCCATCAATGGTGCCAGCCGTCAGTGTTCCAGAGACGTTGACAGTAGTAGCAGTCACCGTACCTGTGAAGGTAGGACTAGCCTTATCTGATTTACTATTCACTGCTGTTTCGATGTTATCGAACTCAGTATTGATTTCAGTACCTTTAACCACTTTGGCAGGGTTCCCCGGTGAGAGGGCGTCCTTGGTCGCAAAGTTGGTTGTCTTGGTATAAGAACTCATATCAGTCTCCCAATAAGCGCCAAGATGTCCATCTTTTGAATAGAGAACAAGTTATCGTTAATGATGGCTTGAATGCCAACAGTTACTACAGTGCCAGAACCACTGCCTTGTACAGAGGGCCTGTTAATAAGAATACCTGGTGTATATTCACCAACTCCAAACTCATCTACGTTATATTCAGCAATATCGCCAACACCAAAGGTAAATGTTCGTTGTTTATAAGAGTAAGTGTAATCATAACCCCAGTTCAGAGTGGTTTGTGTGTCTGATCCACCAATGATGGTCAGGGTGAAGTTCTTGAGAAACTTCAGATTGGCAGCATTACCAAAGTCCAACGGAATGCTGAAATACTCCATCAGGTATGTGGTGTCATCATCCAAGAATCCTTGGTACTGGCTAATCCCTTCAGGATGTCCAAAGTAGATGGTGCCATTCTTCCTGCGGATCATGCACAAAGGTTCGATGTGAGACCATGTAGTGGCCCTGTGTGCCCCATCCTGCAACGGTGCCCTCATGTCAAAACAATAGACAATGTTATTAACAGGAAAGGTTACGATGTAGAAGGCTTCTTCAGGGCTGTATAGTGACCTGATGTTCCCAGTTTCAGTCGGGATGAGAGAGGTCAAGTCACTACGAACATTCTTGCTAATGTCTTTGATAGGTGCCGACTTCTCTTGGATAACCCTACCAAGCGACATAACACCTTGGGCACTCAAGAAGATGATATCACCACCAGTGTTCTGTACAGAGTCTCTGGCTATGCAGCCAATGTTACTGATGGCATCCTGCAACACCATCGTCGCTGGGTCATTGGCACCAGAATAGATGAGGATAGAGTTCTTACCAAAGATGTACAGGAAGCCATTGTGAGCCGCTAGAGCTACGATCTCATCATACCCTGTAGGCCAGTACTCACTGACATTGATAGAGCCAGCAGAGCCTGTATTCCACTTAGAACCCAATAGTAGGTCTGACCAGTACACCGTAGACTTGTCAGAGGGCAGGTTAGCCACCCAGAGCCTGCCGTAGGCTGCAATGCCCTCGTTGCCTTCAGGAGGCGTACCAGCGGCTCCAGAGACACTAGACATCTTGACAATAGTGCCTGTGCTTTCTCGGTACACAAGTGGCTCATAATCATACTGGAAGAAGTACACAGCATTGTTAAAGGAAACTATCTTCCAATTGTTAGCAGTGATTGTGTAGCTACCAGGCGTCAGGTCGGTCAGTGTGGTAGTACCGGAAAATATCTTATTGTTACCAGCACTGAAGAACTTCGATGAGCCATCACCCTCGATATGCTCATGCAGGGCCTCAATACCAGCACTGGTGCCCAACGGGGTAGCACTAGTAGTGATATAAGAATATCCCCTCCTAGCCCCTATACGGCCATACTGGTCAATAACACAGTTATCAGCTATGGAGGCAAAGGCGGGATTCAGGCCAATAGGAGAGTCTTGGGTGTTGATCCCAAAGAACCCCGGCGCTGAGATGGTAATTGTCTGTAAGGGCTGCGCCATTACACAGGTCTCCAGAGAAGCTCTGCTTGGTACTTATTAGCTTCCAAGGCTACAGCGTCTGCCAAGGCTCTATCGGCTAGGCCAAATATCTCCTGTGCGGCAGTGCCCCCAGTCTCGCCCCGCTCCCTCGTTGCCATAGCCCATGCGTACATCACAATAGGTCGGAAGGGTATGGCAGTGGTATCAGTGGCATCCTCCAACTCACCTTCCCTGATGACCATGTCGAACTTCAGGGTATAAGTAGCGTCAGGGGTAGGATACACAATGATGTTCTGATCCCCATTGCTGTCCAAGCCATTGAGACTAAAGTATTCAGGTGAAGAAGAAGCTGCTGTGTTCAGATTGATTAAGTTATTCATCTCATTCTGAGTTAACAGCTTCAGTCGGAAGTTGCTGGTATCGTTATAAGCATCTAAGAACTTATAGTCCCCACCAGAGCCAGTGATGGTATAGGTGTTATCACCAGAGTAGGCAGTGATAGTCTTAGTAGTGCGGAGGGCAGCCCAGTCCCAAGCAGACTCTACAATGCTCTTGGCATCATTCACCAAGTAACCAACCAACTGTGCATAATCTGTGTCAGTAGGTGTAGCTACTTGAGTCTCACGGAGCCTGATAAGCACCTTGTTAATCAGGTCAAGATATGTCATCGAAACATCCCTCTATTGCCGTAGCTTAACAAGTTACCAACTAAGCTGTATTCCTGCTGGAACTTAAATAGGTCAGCACCAAACAAGCCATCGGTAGTGCGAGTAGCATCTCTACCTGGTAACCCCGGAGTCCCCGGAGTCCCGCCAGTCCCCGGAGTTCCCGGAGTCCCGCCAGTCCCCGGAGTCCCTGGAGTCCCCGGAGTCCCTGGAGTCCCCGGAGTTCCTGTAGGAGTAGGAGTAGGAGTAGGTGTAGGAGACACCGTAGGCGTTGGCGTCACTGTAGGCGTCGGTGTTACAGTAGGCGTTGGTGTTACAGTAGGCGTTGGTGTTACAGTAGGCGTTGGTGTTACAGTAGGCGTTGGTGTTACAGTAGGCGTTGGCGTCACTGTAGGTGTAGGAGACACCGTAGGTGTAGGAGACACTGTAGGCGTTGGCGTCACTGTAGGAAATTTTTCTTCAAGCCTCGCATTAAGAATATCAGCAGGAACATTGGCAGCCTCCCCAACCTGTCTAGCCTGTTCTTTAGTAGCGTTAGGATTGAAAACGAACCATTCATCAATGACTTGATTCCAGTCAATAGGAGTAGGCGTAGGAGAGGGTGTTCCTGGCGTTGGTGTAGTAGGCCACTTAGTAAAGTCAGGCTTCTTACCATTAGGATTCCATACTTCAGCACCATCGCTGTACACAAGCACACTAGACCCGTCAGGGTTATTGTGTACTCTGACTAGTTCAGCATCAGGGCTAATGATCTTCTCATTAGGACGCACATATTCATTACCAGTGGTCTGAACCTGTCGAGGCCCTGTAGCAGCACCACCAAGATCACCAGCGGTGATTGTGGGGGCTTTAAGAAGGTCTGAATCACCCCCTACGATGGTTGTATCTACAGTGCTGCTAGTATCGCTAGTGCTACTAGTGCTTCCACCACCCCCAGCAGAAGGATCATAAACCTTCCACTTCTTACCAAAGGCATCATAAGCCCAGATAGTGCCATCTTGAGTGCTGTAGGTGCCTTCAACAACATCTTGAGATTGTGCATTACCTTCAGCGGCAGGTATCTCTTCGTACTGCTGTGGTGTCTTACCCCCAGTTGCTACTTGGGCCTGTTGAGAAGGAAGACCACTAAGCAAGCCTTGTTCATTAGGTACTACCTGTCCACCAGCGTAAGCAGCTAACAAGTCAGGGTTGTTGAGAATGTAATCACTCAATCCCTGTTGAACATCCATAGATGGACTCTGTACACCAAAGGGATTCTGAGACCCTAGTGTTCCCGGCATCGGATAAGGACGCCCATACATGGTGTTATCATCAAACTGGGAAGGCCCAGCAATCCCAAAGATTCCCTGTAACGGCCCAACGCCTTTAAGAAGAACAGACACAGGATCAAACAAACCACCGGGGGCTACAGCATCTTGTGCGCCCCCAGCAGCGTACAGAACGGGCAAAGACATAGGCTGCGTTACAGCATTAGCCAAATCAGCAACTGCTAGTGCGGTATTGTAGGCTCTACCAAAATCAAAGTTATTGTCTTCGTCAGCCATTCCAATAATTCCTACAATCGAAAGGAGTTAATAAGACCGCCAGTGTTCTTGTCCCTGCGCATCGCCATCTTCACAGCCAATGTCGCATCAGCACCCATGTCCATTGCTGTGTAGGCGTGGGGCTTGCCAGAGCCAATGGCGAAGCAGGTGTCTAGTTTGATAGGTAACTTATAGTAGTACCCATCAGACAGACCAGCCCATAGTAGTTCATTGTCCATCCATACAAGAGCCTCAAGCTCTCCAGGCATCTCTATCTGGCTACCATTGACTATGAACTCCACTAGCATAGGCACTAGTACAACACTGCCTGCAAAGAAGATATTCAAACCATCTTCTTTGTAGCTCTTGTCATAGGTGTCAGAAATAATCATATCTTCTTCTGACAACCTGGAATCAAACGCTATAAGACCATCTCGGTAGGCTATTGTAGTCATTGCAGCATCAATTGCATTTCAGCCTGTCGTCTTCTGGTCAGACCGGGTAGTACACGGCCACCGCCCTTATTCCACTTGAGGAACTCAACAGCAGCCCCTTCTATATCCCCTGCGTTATAAAGTCTCCTAAGAGTAGATGCTTCAAGAGCGCCGAGGCCGCAGTTAAAGGCAAAGGAAGCCAAGGCATCGAACTGGTTTTGATTAGTAACGCTATCAGGACACAATCTAAGAATGCCGCTCTCAAACCTAAGCAAATCCGCATCAAACAAAAGATCAATAGCTTCATCTGACCATTCTTTATTATGTTCTGGCTTTAATGGATAGCTCTTGCGGTCTACTACTTTTAACTTAACTTGCTCAGGGTATAGAACCCTACCAACACCCACAGTCCAGAGTACGGCAGGGCATAGGTAGGGCTTTTTGTGTACTCCCTCAAATGCCTTAATGAACTTCTTACCTGCTTCACTTACGCGCACTGGCAAAAGCCTGCGATCCAAACCAGAAGGCTATGATGGAGGCGAACAGTGCCTGGGTCTCCTCATCCCACAATAGGGTTATAGCATCGTAGAATGACACTCCCTGACGTACTGCATACCAACAACCAAACATATTGATTGAACAAAGCATAAAGAACATACAGTAAGTAATTACAGGCCGCACCGAGGCTCGTAGGCCAATGACCCACTTAGGTGCCCCTTTGCCTATGTCAGTGTCATGCTGGTACAGAGCCAGCCTTTCTGAAGCAATAGTCTGAGCTATCGCAGCATCTGCCCTAATCTCCTCAATCCGCTGCTGAGCTACATAGCCCCGTTCAGCCATGTACGCCTCTCGCTCAATGGAGATACGCATCATCTCCAACTCATGCTTCTTGTCGCCCCTGTCTTTAAACAAATCAAGCAACTTAGGCAGACCACCAGTCAAGAAAGAAGCAATGGTGGATAGCAAGGTCAGCATTATTCATTTCTCCCAAATAACCACATTGATACAGCAACTGGCAGAGTCAAGATGGCAACTATCAAACCAATAACTATGATGTTCTGAAACATCTTAGCTTTCTTCTTTCGCTGTAACTCAGCTACTCGCTCACGGCTATTTCTGATCTGCCTACGTTCTTCCATCATCTCCCGGTAGGTATCAACACCAAACCGATAGACAATCAACTCTCTAAGTTCTTTCTCTTGTTGTTCAATCTTCTTTCGCCGCATGAGATTCTCTACGGCTTCTTGCTCTACACTGCCTTTGTGTAAGAGCTTCTTAAATAACGGAGGGTCTCTTGAGTCTTCTTCAGCTTGCTTCAGGTCTGCACAAGCAGAGAACCAGGTGCCTAACTGACCACCTATATCCTCAATCTCTCTACCAGCCTCTACAGCCTTCTTAACAAAGCTATAGGCTGCGGAGGCAGTGGCAAAGGCAGTGACTGGATCAAGCATTTACTTGTCAGCTTTATCATCAAGTTTATCTATGATCTTACTTAGCTGTTCTTTGATGTCTTTAAGATCATTACGATAATCATCCTTACCAACATACTTGACAGGTAGGTCTCTGACATCACTATCCAGTCTATCAATCGCTATATAAATGCGATTCAGAGTCCAACCACCAAAGAATGCAGCAGCAGTAACAGCTAGATTAAACAAGGTCTGATAATCCACGATCTACTCCTTACGGTTTTTCAGGCCAAGTGATTGTGGTGGGGAAGCCTGCTTGCTGTGGGACATCACGCAAGGCTTGACGGTAGGCCGCCCATGCTGCTTTGTCTACAGGAGCATCAGCAACTTGTGTCCAGTCAGTTTGCGTCAGCAGGGTATCTCGTTGGTTCCTGGCATTGGCTGCGAACTCAGCATCCTTCTGTGCCTTGTAGGCCGCTTCCTGCTCCACTGCCGTAGCATCTTCAGTGTTGGCAAAGACAGGGCCAAGGATGTACTTGGAGTACCACTTGCCATCAACCTGCTCGACGCCAGCACGCATAGAGTACTGATAGACAGTACCGCCAGTGGCCTGTGCGCCTTCAAAGACAACATCAGCACCGAGGGCTTCCAAGACCTCATCGGTAGTGCGATCCCATGTAGGGCCGCCATTCTCTTTCTGGTAGCGCCGGAACTGATCCTCCAGCATCACCTCGCCTGTACTGCGTAGTCTGATTTCCATAGGTGCCTCTAAGCAATCGCAAGGAAGATGTAGGTGCCGCCGTTGGCATTTAAGCCAGCAGGGGCTGTGCTGCTCAGTTCAAAGCCTGCGCTGTAGGTGTCAACGTAGTCGGTGTTGGTCACTTCGGCAGCAGTGCTATTGAGTAAAAGGTAGCTGTCGTTACCTGAGACAATGCCTCGTGCGGTGTCGTAGACGTACCAGCCGCCAGTAGAGTCAGTGCGTTTAATGAGGACGAACCTCGCCCCACCTGTGAAGCCGCAGTCTATCTGCTTGGTTGTTCCGGATCCGGTGTAGCTGCCTACTTTACTGACCCCAGCGACGGTGGCGAATAGGTAGGCGACGTAGGTTGAACCACTCGCGTTGACCGCCGGATGATTTGATGGAATTGTGATATTACTTGATGTCGCAATCGGAGAGGTCCAACCTGTTGCGGTGTAAGCAGCGGTACTTTGTATCTGCAAATAGCCTGTTCCGCCGTAGCCGTCAGAGATCAGGCCGGGAACCATCGTCCACCACCCATAAGAAGCGGAATTACGAACTTTAAAAATCATTAGTTCAGGCGCAACACTAAGGTTATGGGGCTGCGCCATTGGAGAAGAGCCAGTCCCCGTATAGCACACCACATCAAAGAAGCCGGGGGCGCGGCGGAAGTTCCAGCCAACATAGGTATTGGTATTGCCGTTGATACTGCTGTCTGTTCCAATTGATGCCCCATTCTGCCCAAAGGCTGTAATAACTTGTGCTAACGTGCTTTCGGCCTGCGTATACGCCGAGTAAAGCGTTCTATCGGCACCACGCAACCTATCTCCCCAAATAGACCCATCGGCTACGGCGCTACGGCTTCCTGAGACAAATAGGTCGGGCGGGAATCCCGGCGCAGTGAAACTCCGGGCGGTAGCATTGCCTGTATAGGTTTCGCCATAGTAAACACTCGTCCCACTCGTCGGCACTTTCATCGGGCCACGGCGGATGGCGATGTAAATCCATGTTTCGTTTGCTGGAAACAAGCCATCTGTAAATTTAAATCCTGTTGCAGTCGGGTTTGTGGGGAGCGATGCGTTTCCAAAATCAAACTCTGCTACACTTGTGTTTGGCTTTAACGAGCGACTAACTCCTCCGACTACCCAGCCACTCATGTTGTTAAATAAATACCAATCACTTGTGTTGGATGAGCTTTTAATTATTAGCCACTGCGGCTCATACCCAAGTGTGACCGAGGCTCCTCCACCAGCACCAGTGGTAAACGACCCACACGAAATCACATTGTCCGTACCAGACAGGCCGAAGCCGCCCGCGTCGTGGGCGAATAGGTAGGCTACGTAGGTGCCGCCGCTGGCGTTTACCGTGGCTTCAGTGCCAATACTAAAGACGGTGCTAGTTGGGGTTGTGTTATTCCAGCGCGTAGAACTTGTGGCTTCAGCGGCGGTGCTATTAAGCACTAGATATTTTGTGTTGCCGGTACTGCGGTGATATACCTGCCAGTCACCAGTAGTGTCAGTGCGCTTAACAATAATGCAGCCGGGGACTGAGCCAAGGTTGTGGCTAATTGTCGTCGCACTGCCCGTCCCCGTATACGTCACAACATCGAAGAACTTCGGCTGCTTGCGGAAGGTCCATGAGATAAAATTATGAAGATTTTCGTTATTTATTAAACTTGTCTCAAAGCCATTACTTAAAAATGTCGGCACATAAGGAGATGAGTTATTGCCTTGTGCGTTTGCATTCGCTGTGCTGAGTGTCTTGCTGGCCCCCCTTGCGGTGTCAAACAGAGAATATGTAACCGTATCCCCGCGATCTTTACCCCAAACCAACCCACCCTTACCCGACAGATCAATCCCGTTGGTAATCGTCTGCGTCGAGCCGTTGCCTGCGTACAAGTACGTCGAGAAAACATCCTCGATATACAATTTAGGCGCAGAGGCAGTGAATTCCCCAAAGCCTTGAGCAGAAGCAGCGCCTTTAGTCTCAATCAGTGGCATTGTTTATCCTTTACTTAAATTGAGTCTGCGATGCCAACACGGTGAATGTAGCACTTGCGGTTTTAATAATCGTATACACATAAACATCAATGCCGCTGGCATTACCAGCCGCTGGTGCTGTACCACCCTGCCACTTAGGAGTAACGCTAGACCCATCCACCTGTACGGCACTGTTGTAGTAAGCCGTGGAGCCTTGCGTGACTAGGAACGCCACGGTAACTGACTGCCCAGTAGACAATGCAGTGTTCAGCGAAGTACCACTGGAAGCCCTGAAGTTTACCGTCCAGTTCGCAGAAGCGTTCGAGGTGTAGTACAAAACAGATTGTGTCGTGATGTCGTAGTTGATGGTGCCTGTCGCGGCAGTGGCAGAGACAGAAGCAACCTCTGCTGCATCATTGAGGACAACTCCAAAGGCGCTGGTAGAGCCGCTGAAGGTCTGCGTCGCGGTAAAAGTCGTAGCTGTTCCAGGTGCAACAAAATCTGTTCCAGCAGTCGCAGCAGTAAACGCCGAGGTGCCGTTGCCTTTCAGAACCCCGGTGAGTGTTGTAGCTCCTGTGCCTCCACTACCTACAGCAAGCGTCCCTGTAGTCTGTGTTGCTAAGTTAATACTAGTAGCTGTAGGCGCTACGTTAGCCCAAGCAGAGCCTGTATAGACCTTCATGGCATTGTCAGAGGTATTAAAATATAAAGCCCCTGTCAGTAGTGCATTACCATCATTGTCTACAGAGGGATCAGAGGATTTCTGTCCCAAATAACGATCATCAAACGCATCATAACTATTAGCAGCAGACGTAGCAGCACTGGAGGCACTAGAGGCGCTAGAGGCTGCGTTAGAAGCTGAAGTAGCTGCATTAGAGGCTGAAGTAGCTGCGTTAGAAGCTGAGGTAGCAGCAGCAGCAGCGGAGGCAGCAGCGGCAGTGGTAGAACCAAACAAGGTATCAATGTAGTTCTTTGTAGCTACATCTTGAGCATTGGTAGGGTCGCCAGCGCCTGTGATCTTATTGGTGCCCATTGCAATAGCACCAGACATCGTACCACCCGTGAGGGGCAGCATCAGGTCAGCATAGGCTTTGGTAGCGGCATCAGTATTGGAAGTAGGAGTACCAAGACCAGTGATCTTGTTAGTCCCCATCGCAATAGCACCTGTCATGGTGCCGCCGGACAGGTTCAACTTCCCAGCAAGAGAATTGGTTACGGTAGTCGAGAAACTAGCATCATTGCCAAGCGCAGCAGCTAGTTCGTTAAGAGTATCAAGAGCAGCAGGGGCGGAGGCTACAAGGTTGCTAACTTGTGTATCAACGTAGCCTTTGGTAGCTGCGTCAGTGCTGGCAGATGGAGCGCCAATGTCAGAAAGCGTAGCCCCATTAAAATCTAAAGTACCATTAACTACCAAGTTATTAAGAGTAGTAGTACCAGAGGAAGCAGTGACATTCCCCGTAACATTCCCAGTCACATTACCAGTAAGATTACCCGTGACGTTACCAGTGACGTTGCCGGTAAGGTCTCCACTAAAACCAGTGGTGGCAGTGATTGTGGTGCCTCGCACAGTAGTAGCAGTTGTAGCTCCTACCGTAGTGCCATTGATGGTACCACCAGTGATAGTAGCATTGCTGGAAGTCACTGCCCCTGTGATAGTACCGCTGGAGGTAATGTTGCCTGTGGTAACAGAAGAAGGATTAGTACCCAGTTCTACTACAGTGGCAGACGCATTCTCAGTGAACAGGCGCTTGTCAGTGACGTTGACTGCCAGTTCGCCTTGGACAAGGTTAGCGGCAGAAGGTACAGCGGCTGCTGTAGAACTATTCTTGATAATGATTGTTGACGGCATAGACCCCTCGTAGTTCGCTTAACCCCTTTCCTAAAAACCCCATGAGGCTCTTAAGAAAAGACTGCACAGCCCTCCACCCTTTTGAGGTAAGTAAGACTGTGCAGCTTTTCAGACTATCCTTAGTCGTTGACTACCAGCACGAATGCCGAGTCAGGGCGGTACGCCTTCACACCATAGAGGGTATCTGCGGTGTAGAGGTTAGCCAGGTACTCCTGCTTGTACTGGGTCTGGCTGCGAACACCCATCTGCTCTGCAAGGATCAGGGAGTCCTTGTGCATCAGCATGGCGGCGATCAAACGGTCACCAACGCTGTTGTTCGCTGCCGTTTCTACTTCAGGGCAGTTGCTGGTAACGTAGATGTCGATGCCATACAGCTCACCGATCTTGCCATTCTGTACACCACGACCATTTACGAAGTCGCTGGATACATAACGATCAATACCCATGATGGCATTGCGGAGCGCGGGCGGGATTACAAAGACGCGGTTGTCCATCGGTACGTCAGCATCATCCATCAACTGGATCAGCGAACGGAAGCCAGCATCAGTGAATACATCGCTGGTGGTTACCGTGTCTTCTGCGTACAGCGTCAGGCCGGTCGAGGAGTCGATGAAGTACGAGGCACTATGAGTCCAATCGGTGCCATCACCATCGCCGAGGCTCTTGCCGAGTGCGAACAGATCGGAATCAATCTGCTTGGCAAGGGCGTAACCAGCGTCTTCGGTGTAGAAGCGACGGAGGCTGTCCAAGGACTGGACACCCACGATGTCTTCGATAAGACGCGAGTACTCGTAGTGCTTGTTGATTACTACCTGAACTTCAGACTCAGTGTTGTTCTGAAGCGTTACGGCAGTGTTCTCGGACTTGGCGTATGCACTGCCACGGGTCGGAGCCGGGATGTGCATGGTGTCGCCTTTCTTGCCTTTCATCGAAAGACGCTTAACCAGGCGAGCCAGTACAAGATTCTTCTCGTAAGAGGCGCGAATCTCGTCAGACCAAAGTTCGGGAATAAAGGTCGCGGCTTCAGTAAGGCCAACCGCGCCGGTCATTGTGGGGTAAGTTGAAGTAGCCATGATATTCTCCTAGAAGGCTAGTTAATAACCCGTTTCTCTGCATACGCCTGCCGAATCTCAGCGGCTAAGGCGGCATACCGATCGGGGTCATCTTTCATCAGTGTGATAATGTCCTGTCGTCGGAACTTCTTCTTAGGCTGTGGTTCAGCAGCTACGTTGTTGTTGCCAGAGGCTGCGCGACGCACAGTCTCCTTGCGAGAGGTCTGTTCAGACGTCGCCGCCTGATTCACAAGGCCCTGACGCTCTTTCCACAATGAGAACAACTCATCTGCGGCATCTACGTCATATTCCTTGTCAGCCCTCAACAACAAAGCCTGACGAACCTTAGAGCTACCAATCCAGTTTAGGAAACCCTCATTCACCAACAAGTCATGGGCATCTGGGTGACGGCGAAGCATCTCTGCTTGTGCCGTTGCCTGCTTCTGCTTCTGCGTTAGGCTACGAAGCTCTTGGAAGGCTGGATGCTTTTCGATTGTTTGTGAGACAGCCCCTTCTGGATCGCTAAAGAAATCAACTTCTTTGACAGGTTCTTTTTTGATAACAAGTTCTGTCTGTTTGGTTATGAGATCATCCACTGCCTTTCGCAGTTCGCCTACCTCATTAGCCTGACGCCCCATAGCCTTCTCGGCCTCTTGGTGCATCCTGACAATGTCCTGTAGGGATTTGTTGCGATACTTTTCTGGAAGCTCCTCAGAAGGCTGGGCAGGTTCTTCTGCCTTATCCTTGATCTCCAAGGCTTCAAGAGCAGCTATCTCATTTTCCAATTGACGCTCGTTAAGTAGTTCAGCCATTATTCACTCCGTGACTTAGCATTGTGGAGAATATAAACAGGCCACTTGGCTAGTGGTTGACTGTTCGTTAGTCGTATTTCTTAGAACCCTTCTCGTGATACCTAGCCCACTTATAGGAGGCTCCGGGGTAATCGGCATTAAAAGGTATCTTCAAGCTAGGGGCTGAGATAACACGAATAGAGGTGCTGTTGCAGTCAGGACAGGTAGCCTCTCTCACAGAGGAGGAGACATTGCGTTCAAAGACATGGCCAGAAGGGCACTTGAAATCAAACAGCATCATCAGCCCCCTGAGCCTCCAGTGAGGCAATAGTCTGGGAGATGGTGTCCTGAAAGTTCAGCAAAGTTGTGATGGTGGCGAGTTGTCCCTGACGGTAGTCAAGGTCTCGACAATCACGAATTGTAGCTACGTTATTGACGGTCTCGGCAGTTAGTCTTAGGTTATCTAAGAGCTGCTTCCAACCAGGAAGGGCAAAGAGGTCTAAATAGTTATTGTAGTAGTCTTCTAATTCTTTATTCAATATACACCTTTATTATACCACAATTCTGTGGAAAAGTCAATGAGTAACTGGGCCTTGGGGCTTTTCAATCTTCACCAGCTTCATAGGGGTAGTATCAGTGGTTATCTCTTTTTTGAGATATTCATAAGCTTTGGTGACATCGTCACAGTTCCAGTTCCCATTGGAGTAAGCCATCAGGGATAGGAACAGTTCGATCTTACTATCATCTTTCAAAGTCATGCGGCTTCCGCCTTCTTGGTGGATTTCTGATTATTCTTCTCAAGCTCAGCCACTTTAGCTTCTAGTTTAGTTAGACGTTTGCGGTCTTCAACAAAGCTCTCATTGACCTGTTTAATGATGTTCTCAATCTCAGTCTTAGTAAGCATAATCACCATTTAACCTTGTCTGCCCAGTACGCAGCAGACATCTTTCCCTTGGATATGTTCTGAGCGTGTCTGGCCTTAAAGGATTCTCGCCGCTTCCTGTAAGACTCAGACTCACCTTTCTTCTTAGGGCTACCACTAACGCCTTGCTGACCAAACCTGATGGTCTTTACTTGGTCGCCTTCCTTGGCAACCACTACATGACTCTTGGTAGGGTGGTTCGGAGTGCGTTTGGGTTTATTAAAACCTTCTACACCAGCACGTTCTAGGCGGGGGTCTTTAGGCATTGGGCGCTCCACTACGCTCTTTTACAGCAATCTCACGCTCTCTCAACATGGTGTCTGCTAGTTGCAGACGGCGCTGGAAGTCAGCATTGCTGGGGTCATCAGGCATATTCTTAAGGGCAATCTCAAGAGGAAGGATACGGGTTTCTTCAACGTACTTAGC